ATTCGCCTGGAGAATGATACCTCCAGATTTTTCATAACGAATTGCCGGATATACCATTTTCAGGTTTTCCGGAGGTTGAAAGTAAACCTTCGCAACCCCCGGAATCATAAGCAACTTATCGTGAAGTTCGAGTCTTCTCTGAATCTCACGTCTCGGAGTCGGAGTTTCCATGATAGACACCTCCGATCTGAAGGATCAATCTCGGATACTGAACTTCAACGCGTTCAATTTTCCATTTCACGCCCTGAAACTCTATATAACGCATCGCATAAAAGTGCTCTCTGGCATACGGATCGGCAAGAATGCTGATCTCGTTTGCAATGCGGATCCCGTCGTTAATCGTATCCGAAGATTGTTCAAGGCTTCGTGTATTGCGAATCAGATCGCCGTAATACTGCCGCTTTGTAATCTGTTCCACCCACACACCGGGGCGGGTTTCGACAGTATCGGCAAACCCGATCTCCCCATAAAACTTAGCCATTTTGAATTACGACTCCAAACAGGTCAAGCCACTAAGATCAAAGACCTTCGTAACAGATTTAAACCCAGGCTTACTCGCCACGACCGTAATAGTCTGCGAGTCCTTGTCTGCGATGCGGCAAACGATAATACCATCATCGTCCAGAACAGACGGATTAGTAATCGTCACCGTGATAGTAACGTCATCGACATCCGGAACCTCGGCATGAAGCGCGATATAGTTGCCATGAGCAAGATCGCCACCGAATGCGGAAGAATAATCCGCAATGTAGTTCAGAGTACCAGTAATGGCGTTACCATCGATCTCAATATCCGACTGAAGATCGCTTACGGTTTTACCAAAGAGATCCTTAGCGGCATCAATATCAGCATCGACAGACAAGCCCATCAAGGGTTTCCCGTCACATCTTCTTCAATTGCAATCATCGAGTACACACGGGTGAGAGCGCCGGAGCAACGGGTCTCAATCAGGCTCTTCTCCTGGTTGAAGTCGATGTCGAACTGGGTAAAGTGGGTAATCTCGCCACCCTTGGTCGCACCAACGGAGTAATCACCGAGGTTGCCGATCAGAGCGAGAGGCTTCATCGTATGAACAACATTATCGACCGTCTTTTCACGAGTCTTGTTCTCCATCTTGTCGACGGTGTAAATATTACCAACGTTAAGAGCGCTCGCGAGTTCAGCCTTCGTGTTGTAGATGCGACGACCGTTGAAGTCACGGGCAAGCAGCATCTTATTCAGAAGAACCTGCGTGCAGAAGAGATCGGGAGTACCGGTGCCGCGGTAATCACGACGAGCGTCAAGAACCGCCTCGATCATCGCCTCGGCATACACGTAGTTATCGCCAAAGTGGACGGAAGTATCGGTACCCTGAATGGAAGAACGTGCGCTCTCAACATCGAGCTCCTTGTAAATGGTATAAAGCGCGTCATCGCCGTAGATCGGACGAATATGCTCAGGATCGATCTTATCCGCGCTTTCCTCCTCGCGGCCATCGCCAAACAGGATCGCAGTGGCAAGCTCTTCATTCAGCTGCATACGGTCAATCTTGTAAAGATACTGAACATAATCGAAATCCGTGATGTCAACAATGTCATCACGGTGCAGCGCGTTCTTCACATACACGGTCTGAGGATCGGTCGTTCTGCGGACGAGAGAGAAATTGCCGGCAAGACTCTTCTGCTTACCCTTCTGATAGCCCTTCGCACGAAGAGAATCGATGTTGCGAATATCGACCTGAGTCGTGCGGATGCGGCTGATCGGGCTCTTATGAACCTTTCTCATGACAACATCGATCCAGCCCTGATCGTCGGTGATCAGTTCAGGAGCACCGGGGCGAACCTCCTTGTATTCGGGAAAGAGCTGATCGATCACGTTGGCGGCAAATCCGCCGGCAGTAGCATCGTGCTGCAGCTCATTCTCTTCGGCAAAAATACCAATAGCGGTCTGCAGAGAGCCAACATTATTGCTCTTGGCCAGGCGGATGATCTTCTCCTGATCATCATGGCAAAGAACGTTATCCTCTCTGGCATCACTTTCAAACACGTTATGCTTCATATTATCTTCTTTTTCCTCCTTGCTGTTATCGTTTTTGGTATCCTCAATAGCCTGCCCAATCATGGCGTAAACGACGGTTTTCTGCTTGTCTGTCAAAGTATCGAACACGTCCTTAACGGTCTCTTCAGATTCGGGATTATTTTCCTGTTCCTTCTTTTCATCTGCCATTTTTTCACTCTCCTCGTTTTTCTTCACTTCATCGGCATGTTCGAGATGAATCTCGGACAGAGTCGAACCGGAATAAATAATTCCTTCCTCGTCAGAAGATTCGCCATGTCGCAAAACCGACTCGATATAAGCACCGGGGTTAGCACCAGCCAGCACAAGACTTACTTCACGAATCGTACCGTGAAGCACATCGCCGCCGTTCTGTCGCAACTGATTTGCGTAAATAGACAGGGACTCAACGTCACCATGCTCAACAATCGTCTTGGCGGCCTGACCAGATTCCGTTTCATTAAACGTGCAATAGGCGTAAACACCCTCATCGCGATTCTGAAGCAGTGCATGCCCAAGGACATTCATCGGATCATTGTGCTGATGATTCCAAACCAGCGGAACCTTCTTTCCGTCATTGTCCTTGAACGCATTTTTACGGATCGTTCTGCCATCAGAACACTTTAGGTCATTTCGGGTGGCCCAACCCGCAAAATCATAGGTCATTTTGAATTCTCACTTCCTTTTTTGCATAAAAAAAAGACCGCAAAAGCGGCCCATTCTTAGTTTAAAGATTATTTTTTAGAAGATTTACTCTTCTTTGCCTTTGTGTACGAAGCGGCAATCTTGTCATACTCCTGTTGGTAAATCTCCTCATAATTGGTGTCAATACCTTGTTTGGCGGCTTTATAAGCTTCTCTCGCTGCTGAAATGGCAGATTTTAACTGATTTGCGCATTCCGTACGTTGCTGCGAAGCACTTTCCGAATTTGATTCCCGTTCTTTCTTTGTATCGGCATCAATTTTTTCAAGATTCGCTTTAACGTTCGTCGCGGCAGTTTCACGTGCCTTTTTAGAAGCGGCAGTTGCTTTGTCTCGATCCGAAGCAGCCTCTCCTTGAATTCGCGCGATCTCTCGATCCCGTTTTTCTCGGAACTTCTGCTTCTCGTAATCGGACGCTCCCTCTGGAGGTTTCTGCGCTTGAAGACGCTCAATCTTTGCCTGCTGACTTCTCGAAATTTCCTGAAGCTTACGTTCATTCTCTTTTGAAATCTTTTCGTTTTCAGTTTTTTCAGCATTCGCGGCGGCCTCTTTTTTGGCCTTCGCATTTGCTGTAAGCCTCTCATTGAGTTCTTTCAACTTCTTTGAGATGCTCTCACGGGTGGCCGACGCTGTCTCACGAGCTGATTCAATTTTTTGAGTCTGCTCGTTTTTTGCTTCCTCAACCTTAGCATCTTTTTCCTCTTTGATGTTGGCTTTGGTATATTCCCAGATTTCTTTGCCTTCATCAGTCAACACAGCGGTTGATCGACGGCCCTTCAACTTACGATGCTTCATGTAGTATTCGTGAGCTTTTACAGGATCGTAATATGGCGATGCATAGTGAAAGAGTTCAGGCTTCTCATACTTGGATGTCATTCCCCTTCCTCCTCGGACTCGCTTTCTTCACCATCGACGCCGGCGATAATATTGTCGACCTCGCCTTCAAGAGAATTCAGAACATCTTCAAGAATAGTGTCATAGTCAGAAGAACCGCCATTTTGAATTCCAGCTTCGCTCTCTGGTGCTGGCATATTACGATTTCCAAGCTCATCCGCAGCAGGGTCGTTAGAAGGCTTCATACCGAGCTTCTGTCTCATTTCATTCGGCGTTACAATCGTATTACGGCTAAGAGGATCCGCAATATCGGCAATCTGAGAAATCGGAACAAGCTTGAATGTGTCGCGGAAGAATTCGATCGACTGCCCCTGAGTGCGAGCCGTTTTTGATAGAAACTTTCGCTTAACTTCGTCCGTTATTGCCGCAAGAATCGGTTCAATCGTGCGGCTATAGTAGTTAAGCATTGTCTTTTCGTCCGCAGATCCGTCCAAAACGCCCTGAGTGATTCCGAGCTGGCTGTAAAGAAGATTTGTCAGATACTCAATTTGAGTGAACAAATTGTTTTCGATCGGTCGGTTGAGCTGTGTGATCCGCTCGGTGCCATCGGTATAAGCAATTCCGTATTTCGACCCCGCCAACTGCTGCTCGATGTCCTTTCGGCGATTTTCGGCCTGCTGGCGTCGAGCTTCGGTCTTGATGATGTAGGGGAGCTGAATGATCAGATCCAGCTTTCCGGAACCATTCTGCTCGTCAATGGTGTCAAGAAGCACAAGTTTTCTAATCAGACGTTGCATTGTCGAATTCGGTTCGTTCATCACGGAGTAAAGCGGGTTCTCAATGATTGCCACATTTCGCTTCGGAACAACGACTTCTTCTCGGTTTCCAGTCTTTTCGTTGTATGCCTGAACGCGAACATGCTGAGGCATCCATGCGACGACCTTTGCAGTTCTCATGTCGTAAACATTGAATGAACCGTCTTCGGGATTGCGATCAGTTTCGATCGGGAGAAGAGCGACGCAGCCCTCATCAAGCATCGACATGACGGCGTCCTGCACAAAAGCGCGTCCGGTCTGATCAATATTTGCTTCGAGAGAAAAACAATCGTTCAAGGGGGAATCGATGGTCTCAAGATAACGGTCCTCGTCGTCCAACCGAACATGGCGAATATCGATCGAGGCCGCATCCATCGCAATTTTGTTAAAAACGGAAGTCACAATCGACCGCTCGCTGCCTCTGGATAGTCTGGGGCGATCAGGTCTAAAGGAGTACCCGCCGTAAGCAGTTGTATAGTATGGGGTCGGGTCACGGTTAAGAAAAACGTTCCAAGCCTTTTTCAGCCTGGAGCCAAGAGAGTCTGCCATTTTGAATTCATCACTTCCTTAAAGGCATAAAAAAAAGACCGCCGAAGCGGTCGCACAGTGCATTGTTTTTATGTCATACGACCATCATGTCTGCAAATCTCGTCAATCAGCGATTCACACATTACACCATCAGATGTCGGTTTGTAGTTTTCATCAAACCCACAGTATTGAAGATGGTTGGCAACAGTATCTTCAATGTCCATCCACTCATCAACTGTTAAAGCATCCTGATCAGAGAAATCGTACTGTAATTTAAGAACATCTCTCAAATATTGAACCTGTTCTTTCGTAAACAAAAACTCATTCCTCCTTCACATACTTTTTCAATCGATCGTGCCCAGTCGGCCAAACTGTAGTGATCACACCTGTGTCTGGATTAACATTTACCGTTGCTTTTCTCCCAATAAAACGATAACTCGGTCTACCTTTTTCATCGTAGATCAGATCACCAGTATCCAAAGGATTCCGAATTGCATCAAGCACATCATCGCTTTTAACATTCCGATCTTTCATTTGGTCGATAGAATGACTCGAAAACTCTGTCGCAATAATACCATTTGCCGTTCTAATTTTCAAGGACTTTGGAATTACATCGCCTTTACTTCTATCGATTGGATACGGCGGGCCGCGACGCACGCCCCATTTCTGGCCTTTTACACCATGATGTAGAAGCGAACGCTGATAGCGGCAAACACCGACATAAATCTTTTTCTGCGTCCAACTCATTCGAACGCCTCCCGATTAAGCTTGTATGCAATGTAAGCATCCATCGTCGCTGCAACAGGGTCAATCTTGTCATCATAACGCTTTTTCCAGAGTTTTCGGTTGCCATTCGTGTCTTCAAGAGTAATGCAATTACCCATTGCAAAGCTCATGATCTCTTCGTCGAACAGAAGCGATCGTGTTTCAGACAGATTCTTCAGCTCTCCAAGTGGAACGGACTCTGTTCTTGCGCCCTGAATTACTTTTTCAATTCCAAAAGGCCCGTTTTCAGTTGCCCATCGTTCAACGAACTCTTTAGCATTGTATGGGTCGTACCCGAAGCAGCGAACATCGTATCCGCATTCGGCAATATGGTTATCAAGATCATCGTAAACAAGCATTGTGTCGAGAACGCTACCTTCCATCACAATCAAACTGCCTTCGGCAAGGAATTCGTCGTACTTCGTTCGCATTGCCATGTGAAGCTTTGTGAGCTTGAAAGACGAGATGTAGTTTCTGGTCTTGATGCCAAATTTTCCGTTTCGAAGAGGAAAGAAAAAGGCGAACGAACAAAAGTCGTCGCCTTGAGAAAGGTCTGCGCCAAGTGCGCATGGCATGTTCCAATAGTCACGTTTACGATGGCAAAGAGTTTCCTCGTATGGAAAGAAATACGTGTAACCTTCCATTGGGAGATTGAATCGCTTTGCCAAAATATCGTTTCGTGCAGCTGGAGCTTTTTCGGCTCGTTCAACATCGAGCTGGTATGTCTCGTATGTGACAGTCTTCCCAAGGTTCGGATTGGCCTTTAACCACATTTCGGGTTTTCCGACCTCGTCAATGGAGTCAAGCTTATACCACCAGATCGACACGTGTGGGTTGATATAGTCGCCCTTAAGAATGCTCATTAGTTCCATTTTGATTGTGTCGCCGGCACCATTTCGAACAGTGCCCTCCGAGCTTGTAGCAACAATCAAATAGTCATCAATTTTGGAGGCACCCTGCTCGATTGCGCCGATTACATCTTCGCGAATATCTCCAGAAAGCCATTCATCAATCGTTGCAATTTTGCATCGTAAGCCCTGAAGCTTGTTGATTGACATCGGTCGTATTTCAAGCATAGAACCTGTAATGAAGTTCTCAATACCCTTTTTGGTAGATGCAAGTTTTACCCGATTTGCTTTTGATCCGGTCGTATTTTGCAAAGAGCCTTCTGTAAGAAATTTGAAAAGGGGACCTCGCGCACGCGTAATAGCTGTTCGAAAAGGGCTAACAACCTCATCGGCTTGTTTCATTGTCGGCGCCGTAGTAATTTGATGGGTTGTAGATGTATCGACGTTAAGATAATAACCTTGAATACAATAGTCGTACATCGTTTTGGCAGCACCTCTTGGAATGATGAGATACTGCTTATTGATTAACCGCCTCTTGATACGCTTTGTAACGTAATGACCGCCATAACCATCCGGATTCGGTTCGTACACGCTTCGCTCGACATAGTAAAACCACCCGAGGAGCTGCTCGCCCCAAAGTTTGAATGTATCGAGCAGTTGAAGATCGCTTCCGTCAGTCAGAGTCAGCTCATTTTCGCAGTATGCGATCCAGCCTTCGACTGCCTCGTCGTCATAGTAGACACCAGGATTCGCAATCAGATCGTCGATCCGTCGCATCTCCATTTCGATCTCGCGACAAATTGGGATTTCGCCGTGAATCACGGCCTCTCGAAACAGGCCGTAGTATTTTGGTACAGCCGTGTTTGAGAGGGACATCGTTATTCATCCTTTTCTGTTAGTGCTTGTAAAATGTTTTTTTTTGAAGTGGTTATAAACTGGACAAATAAATAGCACCTGTGGCTACTGCTCCTGCAAAAGCCCTCATGTTCAAAGCTCCAACGGTCATTTGCGCCATAGAGTATAGTTTTAGCGCCGCTTCCGCTTTTCCATGTTTGGCAAGTTCTTTAACGGCAATGGAACTAACAGCAGC